TTGTTGTGTATTATACTCCCCAGTATTATCATTAAATTGTCTCATTCGGATATGACGCTTGTCCACAAACGTAGGCTCTTGCCTGCGTTCTGGATTGTACTCCATAGCAGAAATGTAACAACTAATCATTGGACTAGGGTTAATTTTATTCTCACTATTTTCTTTAATAATACTGCTAACAATACGTGTTGAGTCGCCATACTTAACAGGAACAGTTACAAGAGATACATTTCCAGCTCTGTCTTTGCCATACTCAATCTGAAAATTACTAAATGCACGGATAAACTGTAACAGAAATCGTCTTATCTGCTGATCATAAAAAAACTGTTGTGGCATTAATCATCCGCCTTTGCGCTTAGTATCTGACTTAAGCCTTGACGTTGGTCTATCTCTACGTTGTCGTCTCGAGTTGTCTTAGCTGTATTGTTTATAAACGTATCTATCTGTCTTGTTCCAGTGCCAGGAGTTTGTGGAGATCTTACACTATCTTCTACCTTAACCCAACGTGTTCCGTTATACCTAAATAGTCTATTAGGCAAAAAGTCTAATCTTAGTACGTAATCGCCTTCTTGTGAGTCAATGGGAAAGCTAGTACCCATTGTAACTTCTTCTCCATTTGGTGCAAGTCCATCACCTACCAAGTAACCACTGTAAGCATTTGAATTTTCTGGACTGATACGTGTTGAGTCTGCTGTAATAATATTACTATCTGTAGATATAGTACTTGTGTCACTGGTATAACCTTTAGGATCAAGTGGCTGTCCAGTTTCGTCTGCCGGAACAACATAATATCTACTGGTATCATATCCGCTTTTAGGAACTTCAGCTTCAGCTTGCTCTACAACCTTGTTAGTAATTTCAAGCTCTTTCTTATATGTACTAAGCAAGTCTCTTAAAGTAGCGTCTGTAGATTCACCAGTTTCTTCATTTATTTGTATTTTATTAAGAATATCGTTGTATTCTTGGCTATCCACCATTGGAGTACATTTAACACGCCATAAGTGTGGCCACCACGTTGGACTGTAACCTTCTGTAGGTCTCGTACCTTCTTGAACAACATAATAACGTTTTAACGCTACTTCTAAACTTGTATCTAAACTATTGTAATCTTTAAGATGCGGTAACTCTAATACGTCTCCGCTCATTAACCTGCGGCCAAGGATACGATCCATGTCTGCAAGGTGAAATGTAATAAACAACGTGTCGTTTTGTAAAAATAGCCCAAACTGGCTAAGATCAAAGTCTGTATCTGCTACATTGTATATGCCACGCATATTATAAATGTCAGTTTCGTATTTTCTATCTCTGTTCTCTAAGAACAGCATGTCTTGGATCCCTAAAGGGTCATCTTCAACTGTTTGGGGTAAACTAGCGTCTGTGCTTGGGCCTTGATTTAGTATGCCTAAGTACTTGTGAACAGAGATGCCAGTGCCGCCGACAGTGAACATCTCTTTGATGTTGCGATCAAAAAACTTAAAATCAGAGGAGTGTGTTCCCTCTTTCCACATACTAATACGGGGCATTGCGAATCCTTAAACTTAATAGTATTTATTGGTTTAGAAACGGTTGACTATCCCTATGTTTGTGCTATTATGAAGTATAAGTTGAAACAAAAGATAAGGACCAGATGATATGTCTACACAATTGAGAAATGTTACTCCACAAATGGCACAAACACGCTTCTGGGGTGGTGAAAACCGTGGAGTATGCGTCCAAGTGTCACAACGGTCTTCTGAGGGCGGACATCAGTTTTTGCAGTTGACTAAAGAAGATGCTGCATTGTTGGCCGCAGAGTTGACTTTGTTTGTCCAAGATCATGAAGTTGAAGATCACTCAGCAGGAATATAGGTAAAAATTGGTTGACTATCTATCTAGATGTGCTATTATCAAGCATAAGTTAGAATTCAGAGGGAGCCTATGAGTATATATAGTAAGGAAATCAGTGTTAACGATATCTTAGGAAACGTTATAGACTTTAAAACAGGTGTTCCCATTACAGATCTTCAGCGTGAATGGGTTGAATCAGTTTCTAACGAATCTGTAGATAATCTAGACACAGCTGATATTATGAGTCTTATTGAAGGTATGGAGAAGTTTTATGGCAACGACAGTTAAACGTAAAAAGAAATCATCAGCAGCTAGACGAGCAAAAACTGGCATTGGTGCGGTACCTCATAACAAAGGATACCGTGCATTCTCCCAGATTGTTCATCAAGACGTAGAAACAAAAGACAACGTAAACATTATTAAAGGATATGTTAAGAAAGCCTTTGATAAGAAAACAGCACAATCTATATGCGCTAACCACGATAGTAAGATAGCAAGCAGTGGAATGGCCGCATGGTGTTATTGGACTAGTGTTCACATGGATAAGCCATTTGCTAAAGGTGATTTTGGTCCGTGTGCTGGTGCTAAGAATGATGAAGATGCTTATAATCAGAGCACTGAGTACTATACAAATAAACTTAATGAGCTAGCTGAGTCTGGTAAATCTCTTGTTGTTGCAAAAAAACAAGATGAGAAAGCTAGTAGCAATGTATATAAGCCCAGTATTCAAGAGCGTATGCAAGAACAACTTTGTGACATTATTGGAGAACTTGAAGAGTTTGTAGATCAACAGCCTAGTAAAGATATTCCAAAGATTTTTGATTGGTTAAAAACAAACAATGTAGCTCAGGCACATATTAACAAGATACGTACCTATTACGAGCCAATGGCTGCTGAATATACATTATTGCAGAATTTCCCATCATCTGCAAAACTTAAAAAAATGTCAGAAAGCGAACAAGATACCTGGGAACAGATTAGAGAAGGGTATGCTTATCTAAGTAAACAAGAAATTGCTATGCTTGTTAAGTTTTATGACAGTCTATTTGGCGATTTAGATGCATATGCTAACCTTAAGAAAGCAAATCGTGCAACTCGTAAGCCCAAGCCTAGGAGTGCCGACAAGATAGTAGCAAAGCTCAAGTACAAGACAGACGATCCTAGGTACAAAGCTGTTAGCATTGATCCTACTAAAATTATTGGTGCTACTGAACTTTGGGTATTTAATACAAAAAACCGCAAACTAGGCAAATATGTTGCACTAGAGCATGGAGAGTTTTCAATAAAAGGAACAACCTTACAGTTCTTTAATGAGTCTCTAAGTGTACAGAAAACACTGCGAAAGCCTGAAGAGCAACTTAAAGAGTTTGGAAAAGCAGGAAAAGTAGCTCTACGTAAATTCTTAGATGATATTAAAGCTACTGAGACTAAAATGAACGGCAGGCTTAACGAACATACTGTACTACTAAAGGTTTCCTAATAAATACTACTGTTAGGAAACACGCATGGCAGATTTAACTACACTACGAAAAGATATTACTGATTACATCTACTTACGCCTGGGTGGCGACATGGTTGATGTAGAACTGGACCCAGCACATTACGACATGTGCATTGATAAGTCACTAGAACGATATAGACAACGTGCCCAGTCCAGCGTAGAAAGTAGCTATGTATTCTTAACTATTGTTGCAGACCAACAAGAATATATTCTTCCTTCTGAAATACAAGAAGTAAGACAGGTATTTCGCCGTAGTGTAGGTAGCGGATCAGGCGATACTGGTACGCAGTTTGAGCCATTTGAAGCAGCCTTTGTTAACACTTATCTCCTACAAGCAGGTAGAGTTGGCGGACAAGCTACTTACGAAATGTACTATCAGTATCAAGAGATGAGTGCAAGATTGTTTGGTGGCTTTATTAACTTTGAATGGAATAGTGTTAGTAAAACACTTACCTTGTTGCGTAAATTTAGCGATGGTGGCGAAGATGTAGTTCTTTGGTGTTACAACAAAAGACCAGAGACCGGCTTGCTACAAGACACAAACGTAGCACCTTGGATTAAAGACTACAGTTTAGCTGTGGCCAAGTTTACACTAGGCGAAGCACGAAGCAAGTTTAGTACTATTGCTGGTCCACAAGGCGGAACAAGCCTAAATGGAGATACACTTAAAGCAGAAGCCCAAGCTGAAATGGCTGCGTTAGAAGACGATCTCAAGAACTACGTAGATGGTTCTGACCCACTATCTTTTATTATTGGATAAACTTAAAAACTTTGTTATAATAAACACATGATTATAGGATTGATAGGACTTATAGGTTCTGGCAAAGGTACTGTTGGCGATATGCTAATAGAGCAAGGATACCAGCATCAGAGCTTTGCTACTCCGTTAAAAGATGCTTGTGCTAGCATTTTTAATTGGGATAGACAGATGCTTGAAGGTGATACCTT